CTCTGTTAGTTTTTCCTCTTCTCTTGTGTCTTACAATGTACCTTATCTTCCTCTCTGTCAATCTGCCGTAACCCATCAGTTGTTTGAGGGTATTTAAAGTCAAATTTTTTGGGACTATACAGAGTTCCACGATATCATCTTTCTTTATTTTTTCTCTTGTTTGCTGTGAGATATTGTAAATTGTGATTATGACTGTTTTTGCCTCATCTTCTTTTTTCTCTACTTTAAATTCGATGTCAAAGTTATCTGAGTTGAAATTCAAACTACCAATTGTCAGATCAATGTATCTTAACCATAGATTAGTCATAGAACACCCACACCTCTGCTTTTGATTCGTTTATTTGCCATGGTAAGAGGACAAACAGTTCCTCGTAGGTTGTTGAATCCTTAACAGCAACAGGATTCAGCTTAACGAGCTTGCCATTGAAAACGATAGACGAATCTTCCACTCTTGTGACTGTCAGGACGCAGAAATTGCCTTCATGATTCCAACGAAAGAAGAAATCGTAAGCCACATTTTCGATTTTAACCCGCTGTGATTGTGGATAACTCCAGTTCTCTTCAAACGGAATTACTTTAACCACCGAGGACACCTCCTAACCAGTCAAAAATCGAATCCAACCAAGATTTGTTCTCCTGCTTTTCGGGCTCATACTGTGTATGTTTATCTTTTGGCGGTTTCGCTGTTGTGTTCTGTGGAACTTCTCGGATCATAGGGGTTACAGGCAGGGAAATTGTTACAGTTTTGGACTCAGCGATTTTAATCTGTTTGATGTGGACTGATGCTTTTATCGTATTCACACTGCCACCTTGAGAGAAATCGAGGGATTCGATGATCATATTGTCGTATGTTCCCAATAAATCAGAATGGAAGGTTACTGGCTTTTTTGATTCATAAAGCTGCTTTAACTTAATGTGTTTCTGGGAATCTCTGATGCATACTGCATCAATTGAAAATTCTGCAGGATTCAAGATTACATGGTCGACGATGCTGAATTGGGCTTCCACTTTTTTCTCTGGAACTGTTGCTTTTTCAGTTAGATTGATGATCTGGGCTGCTTCAAGTTCAATATCGCCAAGCAGGATTTTTTCAGTCATTAAAGATGGAAAGAAAAATAGACTTTAAGAAAGTCTGACTTAGATTTAAATATTAGACAATTGACAAGTAGTTTGTGAAACTACCAAGTGTATCATACAGCGATGTGATAAAAGCTCTATCGAGGGCTGGGTTCACCTATGCACCGAAGAGAGGCAAGGGTAGCCATATTGCAATGTATAAAATAGACGAAAATGGAAAGCGTAGATTAGTGATAATACCAAGAAAAAAGAACATACCTAAGGGTACACTATTATCCATTCTAAAACAAGCGGGATTGAGCAAAGAAGAGTTTTTGGAGCTTCTCAAATAGTAACTTCAAATGTTGTTATGAATTTCTTGCTAAAAACAGCCTCAAGCTCGTCCTCAAGCATCCCAAGTTCTTTTGCATTCTCGATGTAAAGTTCCACAGCCTCTTTGAGATTTTCTAAAGCCTCCTCTAATGTGTCACCACAGCTCGCTACTTCCAATTCGGGACACTTTGAAACATACTGATTTCCTTCTTTCCAGACCAATGCTGTTAATGTTGTCACTGTTGTTATTTTGTTTTTCAGCTTTATAAAAATGATGGTGGCAATAGTAATATTTGTGAATGCAATCGGAATTAATTCGACTTTCATATCAGTACTTCTTAAGAAAAATGACTTTAAAAATGGAAGCTCATTTCATTATGATGAATGAGCAAGTACTCAATAACTTAGAAACCTAAACTCTTCTTGAACATGTCAATTGCATACGGTAGCAGCTTAACTGCAATGTCTGGAGCCTTCTCCTTGATAGTTTCCATAATTGACTCGATTTTGCTTATTTCGGGCTTTTCTTTGTAAGATTCACTGATTAGCTCCTGAATTAAACTAATTAGTTCTGGATCTGTTGTTTCGTTAATGATTCTGTTCAATCCATTCCTGATTTTGATAGAATCAGCCTGTAAAATAGTTGAATTGATGATATTACCGTGGACAATTATTTGCTGCAAGAAGGGTGCATCTTTGACGAACACCTCAGGGTTTTCAATGGCATCAATACCAAATGCAGATATTCTTACAAGCCCCCCTCCCAAATCTAAAGTTTGTTGGAACTTAATGAGTCCCTTCTCATAGGGATAGTTAAGATGAAATTCAATCTCCTCTAAAGTTAAATTGAACTCGTTTGCCAAGTCTTTAACTCCAATCCAAGAATAAGGCTTTTTTCTTTCTTGGTCGTACAATCTTTGAAGAATCGCTGCTCTGACTTCATGCATGAGTATGATAGAAGTTTTGAAAATAAAATAATTTACTGTCATACTGGATTGGCCAAATGCCTCAACCTCAGCTTTCTCACCAACTCCTTGGTTATCTGTTCTGGCTTGTCTGCTTTCACTTCAATCTTGTGGATTGTAATTGGCTGGTTGTAAGTTGTTTGAGTCGTGTGGTATGTAGTAGTTGGGGCTGTTAAAGAGGGAGTAGGCAGTAATTCAGATATCGAAGGTAGGTGATGTTCTGTAAGTAGTGTGGTTCCTGCTCTGATGCCCATGCCTGCAGGTGTAAATGCGAGAGCTGTCTGGATGGTTTTGAAAATGGGATTTTCTGCTATAGTTTTCCAGGTTTTCTGGATTGTTTTAATGAAGTTAGCAACCGTGTCAGAAAGCCATTCAAAACCCGATCTTAAGTAGTCAATAGCATTTCTAACGGTGTCAATTGCTGATTTAAGTGGTGGTAGCTTATCAAAGAGCCATCCGACAAATTTGCCAAGATATGATTTTTCCCAGCCCTTGACCATGATATCTTGTAATAACAAGATTACTCCAACAATTGCACCAATAACAGCTATTAGTGGTAGTAACGGCCCAATTGCAGCCCAAACAGATCCTACAAATCCGAGCATTGCTGTTTTTAGTGTAGATAAGACACCGACCAAACCTCCCATGTTTGCTATAGTAGAATAAAACCAAGCAAAAGCTGCAATATGTAATAGCAAGGGCCCAACGACAGCTGAAATCACTGTAATTAATCCAACAAGCATGACTATGGTTCCCTTAATTGGTCCAGGTAACGCTTGAAATGCATCTGCAAATGTTTTTACAATTTTAACGACTGATTTCATTACAGGAAGCAAAACTCTTCCAATTTCTACACTCAAAATTGCAAGATTATTTTTGAGGATTCCAATCTGTTCAGACAAGCTCCTGTCAATGGTTTCTGAAGCTTTTTTAGTAGTTCCTCTGATATCATCAATTTTTAACATGAACTTATCAAGAGCCTCAGTCCCCCCCTCTAACACTTTACTTAAGCCAGGCCCGGCGTATGCGCCAAATACTTCTGTAGCTTTCCTTGTTCTCTCTGTAGAATCTCGTATTTCTGCTAACTCTCTTAAGGCTCTCTTGACATCGATTCCCTTAGCTGCAGCTGACCTTAAACCCATCAAAGCTCTTGCAACATTGACACCGTTTGCCTCTAAAGCACTCAACAATCCAACTGCTTCGCTGAAAGACAGGTTTAACATCTTTAACGCTGCAGCATTGCTCTTTAGCAATTCAATGATATAAGCTGATTGAACTCCAAATCTTTGCTGAGATGCAATAAGAGTATCAGTTACTTCATACATTCTTGTTGCTGGAATGTCAAATGCCTTCATTGCCACGCTCAAAGAATTTGCAGCACTGACAGCGTCTGTACCTGTAACTTTTGCAAACGAAAATATAGCAACGCTCCTCAGTTCCGGTATCGGTTCAATTGTTATTTCTTGGGACAATGAAGGAGTTCTGATACCATATAAGATAGCAAATATAACTAAAAACAATGTAAAACCACAATACGTATATTCTTTTATACAGTAGGGTATTCTTTCCCTAAATAACTTCTCACCCTCATGATATTCAAATAAAACTTTGAAATGTCCTGCTATATATCTGAGTTTTTTATCTTTTAGAAAGATTAAAAATACGACCAAAAATACAAATACAATCAAAGCGAACGTGTAAATATAATCTTGCGTTCCTTCTGTTATTTTTGAAAAAGAGGTCAGATTATAATTCATGGGGTTTTGATCTCATCATCAGAAGGCATCCAATACCTCCAATAATCAATCCCAATTCTACACAAATACCGCTATAAATAATACCACCACCAACTACAGATAACACTACACCACTAATCTCGCCAATGCCTGTCATGACCCCTCCCCCCAAATACTAAAATCTAAAGAAATATAAATATTTTTCTTTTTAAGGATTATGAATTTATCGACAGTTGTTAGGATCCAACATAAATTCTAATTTCAAAAAAGAAGTATATAAACTTAAGTCAAATTTTAATACTCAATGTGGCAGCCAACCCCGTAGAAATCGTACTTGTAGATGTTGCTCTCCTTCTCAGGCTTCACTTCTGGATAGAAGAAGAAGCATTTGTCGATTGTGGCTTTCTTCCATGGGATTGCTTCATTGTTCTTGGCAACAAATACGACCTGCACAGGTCTCTTTGCCTCAGCCAACTCGAGTAACAATCTGTTGTGCTTTGAAGAACCAAGCAAAGCAATTGTACCCTCCGCATCTTTATTGTGCTGCCTTGCAACGTCAATAGTCTCTCCGCTCCAGTCCTCGATGGGCTTTATGTTATCCTTGTCTTTCGGCGTAAACCCCGTGTCTGCAGCCAATCCTTCCAGCTCAACTCCATCCACAAACACTGTTATGTCCTTAATGTCGTAAACGGCCATTTGCACCACCTCATATTGTCAAAACTAAATCCATCTCTATCTTACCAACTGGCGGCAGGAAGTAGGCTGTGACATGTACGTTTTTCAGAATCCTTGCATTCTTGTCAGATTCTGGGATCGATTCGTAAGATGGCACAATAACTTCAAATCCCCTTACGAGATTTCCATTGCTATCAACGTAGTCCTGCCGTATAGCTCCCAAAGCCTGAATGCTCCTTAATGTCTGTTCAATCCTCGCTTTTATTGTTGCCAATCCCTGCGGTTCATAGGGAATCCTTGATCCTGCTGCAGCTGTCCTTACCAACAAATTGACCAGATCTGTCTTCAGCTCTGTTGTCAGGTAAACTTTACACCTTGAAACGTCAATCCAGCCACCATCGAGCATCTTTCCGTCGCTGAGCATCACTCCTAAGCCAGATTCTGTTACAAGTGTGTTGATGTTGTTGTTTTCAAGAGTTGTAAGCTCACTTGGTGTGTAGCCTGCAGCATCCACACCGCTGATAGGTTGGAACCTCGTCCAGATCCATGGATTCAGTTTTGCTATAACTCCCACTACAGCTCCAGCTAACTCTCCCTTCTCCAAACCTGAATCGTCGTGTGCGACTGCAAAGCAGAACTCATTGGCTGTTAGAGCTCCAAAGTTAGTTTGGACTGTCGAAGCATCTCCAATGTCAGGGATTACAAGCAGTTTCTTGTAGGTGTTTGCGTGATCGACGAGCTTGCTTATGTTGCTGTCAGTAGCTCCAATCGTTGGGCACATTAGGTCGTAATCAACCGCATTTGATTCTAATGCTGCCAGAACTGTGTCATAATCTGCTATAGACCCCCCAGCTCCATCATCCTTCATTACATTTACAACTTTGAGGTGGTCAACTCCTTGAGCAAAGATTTTAGCTGTTGCTTTTGAAATTGGTGAATCTGCTCCGAAATCAGCCTCAACTTCTGATTGGCTATAGTAAGTTTTCACCTGATTGAACAAGTTTAGCTTGTTTGGATCTTCTCCTACCACTATAATTTCGTTGTACGTTGGAGATGGAAGTGCTCTTGTTGCATCGCTTACAGTTATAACCACGCTCTGCGATGGTAGTGGCATTAGCTAACACCTCCTCTAATTTCTTTGTTCATGCTCAATTGCTGAAAATTAGACTTTAAAAAGTAGAACGAGAGCCGCTGGGGAGATTCGAACTCCCGATCTGGTGGTTACAAACCACCCGCATTAACCAGCTATGCTACAGCGGCACGATGAAAAGATAGTCCGAGGCGGATTCGAACCGCCGTCTCGGAGTTTCCTCGGTTTGGCCTCCCTCCTTCCTGTTTGTTGTTATAGTATACCTCCCCTACACCATCATTTTCGTCAAGGCCCTGCCAAACCACCAAAGCCCCGTGTGCTTGCCACTATACCACTACACCACCGGACTTTTGAATGGAGTCGGAGGGATTTGAACCCTCGGCTTCCGCCTCGCAAGGGCGGTGGTCTTCCGCTGACCTACGACCCCTAAACATCTCAACGGAGCACAAGTTAGCACCCTCTTCTATCAACAAAATGTGTGTACTCCTCTGCAAAACTGCATTGGTCGTCCGCAAATCTCACAAATTGGGCCAGTCGCTAGAGTTCCTTCATCGGATTCAAAGTAATCTCTGCGTGTGAGTCTTTGAATTATTTTTATTGGCTTTGGAATGAAATAGTCGTCATATCTGTTATTTGCACACTCTTTGCATCTGTGAGGAAAGCTCTCACATATTCCAACATATGGGCAATCTACCACCATCTCCATCACCTTCTGAAGCTCAGTAAGTTCCAACAACAAGCCTCATCGAGCCTCTCAGCTCTTTGACCTCGATGAATTCATCACCAAAGATTTCCTTGACCTTCTCTACATTATCGGCCTTGCACCAGACGTAGAATCTCTTCTTCCCAGGAACGACTTGGAAGTGTGTAGCTACATCAAGTAGGTCTGCCGAGGTTTTGGCAACATCCAGCTTGTCCTCTGCTTTGCCGAGGAAATCAAACATGAAGTTTCTTAAGAAAATAGACTTTAAAAACTAAGATTGAACTTCCACCGAAGTTTCAACTTCCTCGATCGTTTTAACAATTTCCTCCCAAGTCATTTCGAACTTGCATACTATCTCAATCATTCTGCGATAGACAAAGTCTTCCTCTGTAAAATCAAGCACTCGTGGCGGTAGAACATCAAAAACTGTTACATTGCTTAGCGTTAAATCTTTCTTAGCCCACAACCAGATATCGTTTTGAAGCTTCGCTATTCGCTTTATGTTGTTATCATAGATATTCAGATCGATTGATTGTTTGACTACAACACCCTTGGTGTAGTCAATATCTTTCTGCCCATCCTTAGCATCAACGAGTTGGATCCTCAGAATTTCGTTAAGCGGTGTGTTAGTTTTATCGATCACAGGATCGAGATAATCGATAAACAAGCAAGGATAGCCTATATCTTTCACAATCTGCTTAGCCCTCCAAATTTGTAGATTTACTGGTTGTCCATCATATTCAAGCTGCAAACCTGAAAGCTGATTGTAAAGCTCCTGATGAATCAGATGCTCGAGCATTCTACCACCTCAGCGTATTTCTCTTTATGACTTTTTCAACCTCCTCATCAACCAATCTTTGGACGTCTTTTTCTTTCTCGTCAGCCGTAACCCTCATAAAGCTTCTTTGTGGAATGTTTTTCTTCGGACTGCCAAATTCATGGACTGCGGCTATCAATGCCTGTTCTTCCCCAAAAACACCAACTTTAACGACATCTCCTTCAACTTTATGAGTTATTGACTCTCCTAGCTTGCCGGTATCGATGAGTGGTTTTGACGAACCCTTACGCTTGATTGTCTCTGGTTTGAGCGGGGGCCACTCTGGTCTGCCCTTGGTGATCGTTTCTTTAATAGCACCTTCTAAAAAAGCTCCAGCTTTCTTCAAAATCTCTTCTTTCTCTTTCTCTAAAGAATTCAACAAATTAGGAATCTTGTTGACGTCTTTAATCATTTATAGCCTCCAAGATTGCTTTTTTATACGTTTGATAATTCTCGTAAGCTCTGATCTTGTACCTCTTACCGTCTATTTCCATCTGCCAGCCCGTCTCAAGCTCTACATTGACAAAAGCTTTCATGGAAGCTTTGGTTATTCCAACATCTGTCCAAAACTTAATTTCCTCAGCTTTTAGCGGTAACACAACAGCTTTGATAGCTTCTGCCTGCTCCTGCGTATCTAAATAACCATAATTGTTCTGATCTGTAACCTTGATTAGCGTCACATCTATACCCTTCTTTTCAAGGATTTTGTCGAAGCTCATGCTACCATCCACATATTCTCATGAACAACGTAATCAATCCGAGACCAAACAGATATTCTACGATATCACCCAGGAAGTTTGCCTCCTTCTCCTTCCCAGCCAAGTAGATGTGCTCTATTATCTCGTAGAAGATGAAGATAATGAAGATCACTGGAATAAAGTAACTAATAGCCCCTGAGATGGTATGTGCAATCGTACCCTTACGATCATCGAAAACATTGAGCATCATTTCTTCTCACCCGCCTTCGAGCCGAAGTAGAAAGCTAAGATCACCATTATGATTTCAACCATCCTGTCTGCCTCTATGCTTCCATTGACACCCAAGTAAGCAACCGATACTGTGAAAATCAATGCTATTAGTCCCCTTATTGAACCTCTTGGCATCCAGAGTGGTTTGTCCGATTTCTCATCCTGCATGAGTTGGTCTGTTAGAATAGACTTTAAAAACGAAAGTGAGTCTAATTTTCAGTACCTGCGAGGGGACTGAAAATTATAGCAAGTAAGTTGTGAACAACCTCAATGATCCAAGCCTGATCTCGAATATCACTTGATCCTTAACGAGCTTGTTGAGGTACTTGTTTGTTGTCTTGCTGTTCCATCCCATTGCTTCTCTAATCTGCTTCCAAGATACGATTTTCTTATCCCGCAAGAAGTTAAGCAGTTTAAATATACTTTCATCACGGTATATGATCGAACCGCTTGGTCTTCCTGGCCTTCTCTTTTTAAAACCCAATTCGTGTAGAATTTGTATTGCTTCTTCTTTTGAACATTCGATCTGTTTTGGTACGAAGATCGTCTTCCCGCCAAACTTTGCCGCAGCAATCAGTTTACGCTTTTGCAGTGCTTTGATTCGCTGTGGTAGGTTAGAATTGCCTTGATAGTCAAGGCCAAAGTACTCCTTGAGCTGTTTGTAGGTTGCACAGCCCATTTCGTTAATAGCCTGCAAGACTTCTTCTTGAGTAGGCATTATATCTCAATCTCGATTTCTTTCTCTTTCTCTCTTTCTATTTCTCTTACTTTCCTCTCAAACTCCCTCTCCAGCTCTATGTTTGGCTTTTCGAACTTCAAATTTCTCAAAAGTCTTTCAAATTCTTTCCTGTCTTTTGGTCCAATTACAAGAAAACTGCCAATCTGGACAACTGATATGTCTTTTGAGAAATTATCTTCAAAAAATTGTTTAGCAATCTTTAAGATTTTTATAACCCTGTAATCGGGCATTAATGTTTATTTAATTCAAACCATATTTGTTTTTCGGTAATTTCAAAGTTCAACTGTGAAATAATGATTTAATGTATGACCATGCAGCCCCTAACATTGCTATAAATCCTGCTGAACCTCCCATGATTTTGAAATAAGTTGAATGTTTTGATATCGTGTTTTCAGCTTCTCTCAATCGTACCTCATGATCGTCTAAAATAGAACATACTCTGTCCTGCTTCTTTAAAATCTGTTCTTGTGTTCCCTTAATTTCTCCAAGCATCTCAAATAGTTTGTTAATTTGCTCTTCGTTCATGGTGAGGAACGCCTAAAGATTAACGAGCGTTCGTATTCCTCTTCTACCTCAGACTCGTAGTTATAGTAGTTCTTCTGTTGCATGAAGAATTGCTTTAAAGCCAAATCTGCAGATTCTTTGAGGACCTGTATAATATTCAGCTTCAACTTGACGTTCTCGTCCTTGCTTTCTCTCAGCTCACCAATTGCATAATCGAGTGCATCTGCTGAGTCGTTTCCTGTCAGATCATTTACAAGAACATCGATGCAGGTATAATTCAGAACCCACAGAAAAATCGTTTCTGGAACAGAATCAGAAAAATCGTTTCCTGTAAGCTCCTTAATCTGAGCAATACGTCTATCTAAAAAAGATTGAATTACTGGATTGCTCGGATTGTCTGAATATGCTGTGCCAAGCTTTTCCCTGACATCGCTGACCGTTGGGAAGGGCATTTATTCTCACTCTTTTTTCTCACCCTTCCTTGCCTTCTTCTCTTCTACAACCTCAAATACACCAGTTCTAAGCATTCTTTCAGCAACTTTCTCGTCTTTGACCTCAACGACTTCGCCCTTCTTCAATCTGAATTCTCTTGAAACGTATGTCGGAGCGTTAACAAGCTTGAGCTTCAACTAAATCACCCCTTCTGAGTTTTCAAACTCGATGTTGATGCAGTCGTTGGGCTTGTTCCATTGTTGTAGTCAGATATTAACTGATCCAAAGCAGCCTTAAGCATCGCTAAATCATCAGCAATATCTCTCAAAGCTTGAGCCAGTGTAGGTTCTCCCTGTCCTGCTGGTGTTAAGTTTGCTCCACCCTCACCAAAGTTTTGCTTAATCGTAGCCATTCAAACCACCAAAAAATTGGTTAAGGTGCTGCAACGTTGATAGCCCTTGCAATGGCATCCTTCTCTTCAATTATGAAGTCAACCCTTGCTGTCAATGCGTACTTAGCGTAGAGGTCTTTGTCGATCACTTCATCGCTTGAAGTTGTCTTCCTGACGGTTATGTTTCTCTGGATGACCACAATGAGGTTCTGTGGTATTGTAAGCCAGACTTGGTCGTCAGGCCACTTAGGTGGAGTTATAACTGGGAAGCCTCTTGGCTTGACTTCCTTGTCGCTGATCAGCAAAGCATCTCCTGCAGCAGTAGACCTGCTTGTCAGATAATCCTTGAAAGCCTCGAGCTGATTTGGGCTCATGATCCAGACAAGCTCTGGTCTCCTGTACTTGTTCGGCAGAGCTTTTATCACTTCACTGAACAGCTCCTTGTTTATGTCTGCACCAGCATGATCGTATGTATGTGTATCTGTTGCCCCTTGCTTCACCCAACCATCGTCGATCTTCACGAAATCGTCTGCAGATCCGGTATCCCCGTTTATTGCTAAATCTTCTAAATCAACACTGAATTGTTGAGCCATTATCTTTGCAACCGTGTTTGCAAGGTTCTCCCTCTCAATGTTGTCCTCAATTGCTTCATTGGTTATGCCGTATTTGAGCATAACCTTGACTGTGTCATAGTTTACACTTCCAATTGTGACTGAAGCCTCAGTGGCGACTGTTTCACCCTCAGCTGGAGATCTGAGAATCCTTGATGCAACACCGATCTTGTCAATCTGTCCCTTAGGATGATTGACTGGTAAAACTCTGCACTTCTTGAGCAAAACAGCCTGCTCTTGGACCATTTGAATGAATCTGTTGGCTTGCTGTCTGTTCATTACGGCAGAATCCAAAGTAGTTGTCGTTATCGGCATTTAGAACACCCCCTTAAAATCTACTTCTCCTTCTCCTCCTTCCTCACCCACAACCTTAACTTTCGGAGGCAATGATTTGGTTTTGATAACCTTAGTCTCCAAAAGCGTCAAGTAGAATTCCTTGAGCTCTGCAACGTCTTTCTTTTTGAGCTCCTCATTAGCTTCATCAGTCAATGCTTTAATCTTCTCGATAAGCTCTGCTTTCTCTCTTTCGACATACTGCTTTACTTGATTGCTGAGTCTTTCGTTGTCCTCCTTGAGCTTTGTGTTCTCTGCTTCGAGTTCTGCAACTTTTGCTTCAAGTTCACTGATTTTCTCTGAAAGTTCGCTGTTGGTCGCTTCAAGCTCCTTGATTTTCTTTTCAAACTCCTCCATGTTTTGCTGCTGCGAAATTAGACTTTTTAAATGAGATTGGTCATTTTTCCCATCTACATCCTCTATCTCCTTCAGTTCCGCAAAGAATTCTTCAAGCTCTTTGAGTTTTGGTGGTTCTCTTCCGAAGTCATCCCTGTAGTGCCTTGCGAGATGATTGTACACCTTCTGCTTGTCCTCTGCTGGAATATCAACTCCTCCTCTAGCTCCAAGCAAAGCTGCCATAGCAGCGACTACACCTCTCCATACTACTTTGTGAGTCTTTGGATCATGGTGTGGCAATTTCAAATCTGTGTAATTTTCAGGTGGCATTTTGGCAGCCCAAGCGAAATGCCCTGCTATGCTCCTCTTCTCTGCATCTGTTAGCTCATCCCAACTTTTGTCTGTAAAATCGCTAAGATTCGGTTTTGTCCATCCACTTTGTTCGTCTTTGCTATAGTTCCATGGATGTGAAGGGACCACTCCCTTAACTTCTAACCCATCTAACATCTTTTCGTACACCTCCTCAACAATTGCTTCTGGATTAGCGGGAATTCCGACCAAAGAGACTTCCAAAATCTTCAGATCTGTAATAACCCTACCCTTGCGTTGTAAAACTTGAAAGCCAATCGAAAATGCATTGAGAAATCCCTCTTTGATCGACTTGTAAACGACCTCAAAGTACGGATGGGCCTTGTTCATGATAAGCTTCATCCAGAGTTTCAGCTTTCCTTCGACTTCCCTCGTTGCCGCTTCAACTATTTTGCCAATAGGTAGTTTCTCCTCAAAGTTTGCATTGAACTTCATCGGAGCATGATCAAGGAAAACCTTGTTGTACGGCTCTTTTGTCAACTCTTTGGCAACTTTCTGCAACGCTTCCTCGCTGATTATCTCGCCTTCGAGATCCTCAACTGCAGCCGATGCGTAACCCTCGACATAAACGTTCTTCTCGTCGTCTCTGATTTCAAGTGCTTTGACTACTAGTTGTTTTGGCATGCTAAACTCTAACAAAATAGACTTTAAAAATCAGATTTAGAATAGTTACAAAACGTAGATACTTCTATCTGAAATCAAATCAATCTCTGAACCGTCACGGTGTTTCAGCCTCTCAACAACTGAATCAGGAATATCAATAAGATAATTTCCATCTTCCTTCTTGATCATGATAGGTATCAACCCCTCCTTCTTAACTTCGCCAATAATTTCGAGCTTGATATTCTCAACTTCCCTAGCAAAATAAACACCTTCTTTTAATCCTGCTGCCTTAATAAATATATCCTTAACTTTGAACTTCATCCCTCTTTCACCAACTTTCGATATTTATTTTCAGTAATTTTCCAGTGGGTTATTGCTCTTCCATCTTTTTTTGATTCTATGACATATAAGTATATCCCTCTTGATTTTCCAGCCTTATGAATCTCCCTCTTCAAATCCCTTATGATCCTTCCCCTCTTCTTCACTTTCAGAACATCTATCAGATTGTACCCTTCCTTCTTTCCTCGTTCAAGGGCTTGGATTATAGCATGATGCGTAAATTCCCGTTTAAAAGTCTCTATTGTCTCTATTGCTAATTTTTTAGCAGTATCACTTGCTTTACTTCCCAGTAGCTCCCTAAATCGAACATCCTGTTTAAGCATCGTGGCAAGCCTCGTTATATTCTCCTCATCAGAAACGAACTTTCTAGGGTCAATTTTACCAATTATTTCTGTGGCTTTATCAAACGCTATTTCCCTTGATTCTTGATTAATAGATCTTCTCACTTCAGGATCCTCAACTATGACTGGAACAATCGTTCCTCGGCAATTTGGGTGGAATGGTGGACGGGGAGCTGATGGGTCATCAAATCTATAAATTTTATTGTGGTATATAATACAAGTTCTGCAAGTTCTTTCGTCTATAGCTTCCAAGATACGATACTTTCTGACTCCTGCTTTTTTATAACGATCTTCGGCTGCTGTATTGAAAACTCTCATCGATTCGGTTCTTGCTATGCGTTCTGCTTTCCATTTAGTATCATTAATGACATTCTTAACTCTTTCAGTTAGCTTTGGGATTGATTCACCCTTGATTAATCCTTCTCTCAGCTGGAAAGCTAAAGCTTTCTTAGTTTCCTCGCTCAGACCCTTAATTAAATCGAGCTGCATGTTTTTAAGATGTGTTAGTGTCTCATTTTCGAGGATGCTAAGGTGTGGGGGAATTTCTATTGTTATACCATATCGCTTCAGCTGTCTGTTAGCGAACTCAGCACCACGATTCCAAAAAAGAATTGTGAAGTGGCTGAGTATTTGTTCGACCTTATCTCCTGCAAGATGTTTTGATAGGATTTGCTTCATCTCCTCAATCGTTGCCTCGTTTATTTCAGTTCCGGATGAGAGTGCTTCTATAATTTCTTGTCTAGCTGACTCTGGTAATTTCTTTAACGCCTTAACGAATTCTTCTCTGAGGATCTTAGTTCTTGTTGGATCCATTCTACTCCTCTTCTTCAGGGTAATCTGGAGGTAGACCTACCCACTCTCTTGCCTCGCTCTGCGTTACAATCATTGCCTGATACAGCTTTACAGCTTGATCCACCCAGTCGCTGTAGTCTTCCCTCATTGGAGCATTGAATTTGATCTTCACTTCTGTATCCGTGATCTGTGGGATCAGCTTGCGGTTGATCTCGTTCTCGAACTTTCGTTGGATGGACTCGATGAAGAGCATGAACACACGACGTTGGTTGTAAGAGGTAGCTCTGTTACTGCCTTCGGCTTCTCCCAGAAACACCTTGGGAACTTTGAGAGCTCTATCTACCTGCTTTTGCAGGTGTTCTAAGATTTTGGCGATGCCAGCAAAGTCGTGTGAGGCTGACAGATCTTTCAATTCAACAGACTGATCAAAAACGAGGTTGTTGCTGACCGTGAAGGTGCCATCCTGGTTATCTTTAACTCTGTTGGCAAGCAAGGTGTTGACAGCATCGATCTTCTCTTGGGCGTATGATTTGTTAGTCTTCGGATTGATTGCCTCCTCTTCAGGACTTATCTCAACTTTAGCCCAGAGTAAGCGGTGGGCATCTCTGTGGGCCATTGCAGCTGCTGTTGCTTCAATTTTGTTCTTTAGGTTTAGTTTGTTGTATACATTGTGGAGCAGGCTCAAGCCGTAGATGTTGTCTGCAAACTGTCTAAAGCCGAAGTGTAACACATTTTCGGGCTCAAATTTCTCATCTTCCTTAGGTTCTCCAACAAATGTGGCGTTATAATCGTACCAGTAGTATTCAATCTTGCCGTACTTGTCAGTAACAATCTTGACTCTCTTCGGATGGACTACTTGTAGTGTGAATCCAAAGTCGTTATCGTCCTCGACAATGAAGTTGTATGCATTGCCGAAGATCAGATGGGTAAGAACATCATTCTCGAGGATATCGTGAAGTCCAACAAGCTTGGCAAACTCCTCGCACTTCTCAACGCCCTTCTCGTCACCAATGAATTCAAAGCCAGCTCCAATGACGAGGTAAGTGATTGTTTCCAGGTGGGCCTGTGCGTCCTCGCTGATGTTGTAGAGGTATTCGTATTCGTTGTAGTTTACTCTCGGGTCAAAACCTGGAGAGCTTTCGATTGGCTTGTCGACTAAAACTGCTTTGTCAGAGGCGTACTTTAGTGTGATAGGTTTGCGTTGTGGAGTGTCTTTACTGAGAACTCGCTTTAGCATGAAGGGGTATGGTGGAATAGACTTTAAAAGATGGAAAGTTTGTTTTTAGTATGGTTTCAGAAGACATTATAGGAGATATAAAAAATATCTTGGGTTTGTTATTGCTTTGGACGACTAAAGAAGACATTTCAGATCTTGTAGATCCAAACTTGGATGAATTGGTTGAAGAAGTAAATGAGTTGTTACACGTTATCGATGAACAGATTGACAAACCAACTTTGAAGGATTACCTGGCTGATATAATCTCAGAACACCTAGAAAAATTATCCAACAACCCCATAAACTCGCCTTAATCGCTTTCTTTCTTGCAACCCCATAACCGCATACCTCAAAGCATCGCAATTATGCACTAATATACCATTTGCATAATATTCATGAGCATTTTCTACTTCAAGGTTATAAACGTCTAGTTTTTTTGGATAACTTTCTACCGCAACTACGTGAACATGTTTTGGTTTTTGAGTATTTATTAACTCTAAATTCCTTGCCACATATTGGGCATATTCTTTTTTCAACATATCCTTCAGGGATCTCTCCAAAATTATCTTTCCAAATTTCTCTATGTAATGCTTCAACTCCATTGTAGATATGTCCTGCATGTGGTCTGTAATACCATCTATCACTCCATCTTCTGGATTTAGGATATCTCCTGAACACGATCCCTTTATAAACAACTTCATCAACTTCTTCTGTGATTTTACCACCTTATTATCTCTTACATCAGTGATTTTATAAGCGTATCGCAGTGCATCCATTCTAATAAAACCGTTACCAATAACATAAATTGGATGGCTGGGTGTCCCTATCAAAGTACGCCCATCTGATAATTTTAGCTCCATTACTCGTGCATTTTGCTGTGTTAGTCCAGATTTAATCACTTTTTTAAAGCCATGTCTTGTTAAAACATAGTCATCCGCTTTTATTTGCTCAATAGGTACTTGTCCTCGATTTGTTGTTATTAATGTGCCAGCTACAAAACAAGCATGATCGTTAATCTTAAGTGGAGTTTCTTTATCATTGTCATCGTAGCGATACATCTGGAACTCGTTGATTAGATTCTGGCAGCTCCGATGGACAAACAATCTATCAGATTCGATTAACGCAGTTACGGCTTTGATTCCAGGAACGATCTCATTGTTCGCCTTGACCGCATTCAAACCGGCTCGTTTGAATTTTTCAATACTTGCAGGCTCTGAGGGATCACAGTAGAACGTTCCCACGCCCCACTTCTGCTGCATTTGTTTTGCTATCTCGATTAGCTCATCATCTGTCGTCTTTGGTGAGTAGTATTCTTGTAAAACGTAGACTTCATCACCTCTGACACCTAAAGCAAGGATGCAAGCTGGATTGCGGAAGCCCCAGTCCACACCGTACAGGACCCTGTCAAATTTGGATGGAATCGAATCAACGATATGCTTTCCGACATCGAATCCAGGATAAACCAAGCCTTCAAACTTCACAAACTTGCCTTCAAGCTCCTGCAAAGCAAACTGGCCCTTGTACTGCTGCTCGAGGCTTTGAATATATTCTTTAGACAGGAAAACATTTGACTTAGTTGGAATGTTGTACAGTATGAAGCTGTCTGGGATCGGATCCTCAACAAAGATTTCGTACACCCAGTTGAATCCCCTAGGTGTGCCAGTTATCCATGCCTTGTAATTGTATCCGGGCTGCCTTAATCTGCCTATCAGAATGTCCCATACAAGCTTGGGCAGTAAAGTGCATTCATCTATCCAGAACCATGCAATTGATAAGCCTCTAAGACGTTCAATATGCCTTGGGTTGTCTGCCGATCTGAATAAGATTTCACTGCCATTCTTAAATCTTAGAATTTTCTTATTCTCGCTGAATTCTTTAATCACTTCTTTAGGGAGCCATTGGTCCATCTCCCACCAGATGACA